ATTTCTGAATTTTGGTCTGGTTTTTCAACGATAAAGAATTTACCGATTTCGTCTACAGGAATGCCTTCTGCTTCAACAACAGGAATCATTTCTTTAACTGGTTTTTCTTTTTTTTCTACTTCGTGTAAAATATCTAATAATTTCATTTGTTTATAAAGTTAGTTGTTTTTGTTTTTGCTTGTTCGAAATTGTCAAATTTGGGTTGTGATTGAAGAGCTTGTTTTATATCTGAATATAATTGTTCTGCTTCTGCTTTAGATTTAGCTTTTTCTTCGGGTGTTTTTTCTTTACCTATTTTACCTAAAGGTTCGATGTACGTTTTATAAATATAATTTTCATCAAAATCTTTATTAGCATCTTCAGGATCATTATTTAATAATATAAAGTTTTGACCAAATGCTTGTCTATACGCGTCTATATTTTTATTAACGTCGCGCCATGAGCGAATCACAATACTCGGCAACAATGATCTGTCTCTGTTTTTATTACGTTCTAGTGACGTTATAGGCGACACATAAGTCATTAACATAAACGTGTCGTAACCTAAATTTTCTAATTCGGCTTTTTTCTTAAGTAGTACTTTAGATGAACCCCCTACACTATCAATTAATAAATTTTTAGCATCTTTAACAGCATCTTGAAATTTAGCATCTGTTGCTTTTCTAGCTTGTCCCATTAATTCACCTGATTTTGCTAATTCATCAGGTGACATGTTAGCTAATTTCATTCCAATACCTGATGATTTTAATAACTCCTCATAGGTGTCATCAACATTAATGGTATTAAAATTAGATGGTATTAGTTTTTGAGATATATATGATTTACCCGAGCCAGCAGGACCAGCCATAAAAATTGCTTTTGGCCTGCCTGTTACTTCTTTTAATAAAGATATCAATCCGATCATATATAGTATTTGTCATAAATATTACAAGGTTTTTTTTACTACAGTTCTAAACTTAGTAAATATTGGAGCATGAGTTGGGTTTTCTAAATCAAACAAACGTTTTACTGTTTTGAAAATATCAATATTTTCATCTTGTGTTCTTGTAGATAAAACCATTTCCCATCCTTTACCCTGCATTTTTTCTTTATTAGGTTTACGTTTAGATGATTTTAACCATAATATACCATAATTATCTACTTTTTTACCAAAACACTCTTCATAGCATTTACCATAAATTGCTGTTTGTAATTCATAAGTTGATTGGATATGATTAGATGTTTTAAAATCAATTAACCATGTTTTACCTTCAATTTCAACAATTAAATCACAGGTTCCAGCTACTTTTAATTCATCTGAAAATAAATGTACTTCGGCTTCAATTAATGTTGGATTATAAGTTTCCCAAAAATCAACAAAATGTAAAAACATTTGCCATACATTAGGACTATATTGAGGATTACCAAATGTATTAAGAAAATTTAATTCTTTACCTTCTAAATATTCCTCAATCATTTCATGGACTTGAGTTCCTTCTTCACCTGCTTTTTTAACAATATGTTCAGCTGAATAACCTACTTTTTTAAGCCAGTCTTCAAAAAATTTACCTTTTGGATAATAACCTAAAACATAAGTGATTGAGGGGTAATATTCACCATTCCTTCTATAATAACGAGAGTCTGGGAGAGTAATTTGTTTAGCATCATCAGATACTTCTAAAATTCTGTTGTAAGATTTTTTTATTGTGCTCATAAGAAGAGTTTTTTCTCAAGTAAACCTGAGAATGTTAAGGGATACGTTTCCTGTATTAAGTTAGTGAATTTAGCGAATCCCATTTCGCTTGGGTCTTTATCCTTCATATCAACTAAATATACTTCTTTACCTTCCTTCATAAGTTGTTCACAGAAATTTAACGCCTGTTTTTGGGCGTCGCGGTCAAGAGCAATGTATATATTTTCAACTGAAGACATTACTATTTTTTTCATTAAATTTGATTGAATGTTTTTACCTAAAAGTGGTACAACATTTCGCTTAATAGCGATAGCATCAAAGGGTCCCTCACATAATATTAAAGGTAAATCCCAATTAATAAACATTTCAAATGGAATAATATCTCTAGATACTTGAGGATTTCTATATTTTACTGATGGTTCTTTTTCAAATGAGCGGCCTGTAAAGTAATTTAATTTACCATTAGCATCATAAGAGGGTATAATAACCATATTAGCATAACGTCCTTTTTCACAATAACCAATACCATATTTCATGATATCATCCTCAGTAATACCTCTGGATTTAATATAAGCCATAGCTTGTCTACCAGTAATATCGGATTGATGGATATTAGTTAATAATTTAAATTCTTTAGGTAGTTCTAGTTTAGTTTCAACTACAACATTTTTTTCATTACCTACATACTTTACAATGACTTTTAATTCAGCCATTTTTTCAGGTGATGCTTCTACTGCTTTAAATAATTGATATAGTTTTTTACCCTTTTTATCGCAAACCCAACAATGCCATGGGTTTTCACCTTTATCATTTTCAGTAAAGTTAATCTCTAGTTTAGGTTTAGGGTGGTTGCACAGCGGACAGTGGTAAGCATAGTTACCTCTTGCCGTTGATTTACCAGAACCTAGCACCGAATTAGTCAGTGCAACTAGAGATTGATTAAGCATAACCATAATATACAAAAAGCAATTAGTATAACCAAGCTCAAGTTAAATTATTGTTTATACAAAGTCTTTTCTAAAAAATTTACCGAGAATGTTAATTACTTAAAATCACTTGTGTAGAATTTTCCAAGGATTGAATCATTAAAGTATTCTAAGGGATGTTCTAACACCCCATATTTAAATAAGTATTTACACTCATAATAGGTTAATAATTTTTTATTATTTACTATTTGTATAATTTCACGTATAAAATCATCGTGTTTACCTTCCTTTAGAATTTCAAGAATCGGTTTGGCTGAACCATAATAGGTCTTCCAATCCGATTCTTTTTGTACTACTTGGGTTGTTGGTTTACGGCCTCTGCCGGTTTGCTCTGCTAATTCTTTTTTCGTTAATTTGCGTTTAACGTTGTGATATAGCGATTTTTTTCCAATATACGATATCCCACTTGGTTTGTGAGTAGTAATGTATATAAAACCAAATGCGTCTTGAGGAAAATCCTCAAGTTTTTCTATAACTTGTTTGTTGTATAACCAATTATTCATAAATTATGTATTAAGCTTTAGAGATATTTACTAAATACCATCCTGTTCCAGCTGTTAAAGTGGTATATTGAAGAGAAAAAGAATATAAAAGTGGTACTGTTGCTGGATTAAATAAATTTGCTAAGGAGCCGGATGATGAACCTGCACCTCCTGAGGGATAGATAATTGTACTTCCTAATCCAAAAGCACCTGCTGTAGATCCTGTTATAGATATTTGAGCTGTTGTAATATCAACCTCAGTAGTATAGGGATTAAATGTTACTATTTGTCCTAATGTACCCGTTCTTAATTCAAGTCCTATACTTGAACCAAACCCTGGAAATTCTAAATAAACCATAGCAGGAATACTTTGATCTATAACATAAGGGGTTGAAGGAGGATTACCAGAAGATCTAATACGAACGATATCAGTAGTAAGTTTTCTTGCAGATGCTGCTAATGATGAGCTAATACTTGATGTAACGTTATTTATAGTAAAACTAGATGATACAGAGTTAAATGATGTAAAAGTAATAGTAGCATCAGTAGTTGATACATTGTTAATAGCAAGAGGAACAAAAGATGCTGTTTGAGCAGTTGTTACAAAGGATGCTGTTTGAGCAGTTGTTACAAAAGATGCTGTTTGAGCAAGTGTTACAAAAGATGCTGTTTGAGCAGTTGTTACAAAAGAGGCAGTAGATGCAGTACCAAGTAAACTTCCAGTGTACCCATCTCTTGATTTTACACTTCCTGTTAATTGAAGTGAACCTGATAATGTAATATCGTAAGCTACTGCTCCTGTAAATGCGTCTATACTTTGGGATACATCAGGGGCCTGAATTGTATTACCAGTTGCTATGTTTGTTTTGGATAATGTAAGTGCCATTTTATCTATCTATATTAATAAGTATTGTTGTGCCTGTTGTTGCTGAAGTTGGTAATGGTTGAGATAATTTTCCTATTGCTAATAAATTTTGATATTCATCATATAATCCTACTGTTGTTACATAAGGAGCAAAATAAGATGATGTTATAAAATTATAAACAGTTCCATCTGTTGAACCTGATATTACTGTTGGATTTAAAGTAAAATTAAATTCATTTTCGTTAATAGTACATTTATATTGTGATTCATAAATAGTAAGAGATGAAGAAAATGAACAAGTTACATTTGATGATGTAACAAAATTTTCTACAACAATTGCATCTGATAAACCATATAAAGAAGCACCATAAGTAGCAGTTCCGTATGTATCTTGTTGAGGTGCACTATCACTTGTAATAATAGCTAAACCATGAGGATAAAATATTTGTCCACAAATTTCTCCTGAGGATGATAATATTAAATTACCTTCTCCATCATCATATATTGAACCACTATCGGCAATCCATTTAAATGAATTAGGTAAAATATAATTACCATATAAACGTGAAGGAACAGATAAAACTCCAATTATTGAACCAGATCCTGTAGGAAAATATTTTTCAAAGGTTAATGTAGTTTGAGGATAATTAAAATATCT